TTGAAAAGATGTGGTACACCGCTATATCGATAGCCATCATCAGTACAAGTTGGTTACGCTGAAAGCCTCGTGCCTCGAAAATAGCTTTCACATCGTACCTGCGAGCGAGATAGCTCTTCATTTCGGCAATGGCTCTCTCCTCGCATATTTCAACGAGAGCTTCGTCATCACGCACCAAGGCATCCAGTATCTCACGGTGGATGCTTGCGTCATAATCGGATATGTCTATAAAATTGGTCATAATTACATACGGTGTTTATTACTATTTCTATTCGCACTGCTGCTGACCGTTATCGGCGGCGCAGCTGCGATCTGTTTTTTGTTGATGATCCGATGCCCACCTTCAATACAGTCCGGGCCATCGGCAGGATATTTCAATTTGAGTGTGAATAACCGGAACTGTTCCTCCAGCCTTTTCATGTGCGGATTGTCTTTTTCCGCTTCATTGAAGATCAGGTTACCTTCCCGGTTGAGCGGTTCAAGGTTCGCCTCAATACGTGTCGCCTTATCGGTCTTTTTCTCTTCATCTCCCCTGATGTAGAGTGATATCTTCTTTTGTCTGCGGAGTTTGCGCACTAATGGCTGAAACACTTGGTTAAAGAATGGGTCTTGCAATTTGTTGTTTTCCATGTAGTTGTAGATGGTTGATTTACCACCTGCATATTCCATCAACTTCACATACCACTCGATAAACTCACTGTTTAAACACCGATCCAAAAAACCCTTTATCACATATAACTTACCCTTGTACTTGCCCATCAGGAACACTGCCTTTGTGGAACTATCCTTCGACTTGTTCTCTCCGGGAGCAGGGTCGCCATAAATCACAAGGAAATCGAATTTAGAGAGCGCAGGTACTTTGCCGTAGGTGATCTCTTTGAATACCTCTCCCTCCACAATCGGGTTATTAAAGAACTCTTTCTGTGCCGCCGATGCGCTTACCAGTGAGAGGAACATATCCACATCCTCCTCGGAGTTCTTAACCCATACGGAAACTCCATGCTTGTCTCGGATATTGATAACATCGACATGACCGAGTCCTTTTAATTGCAGTTCCTTCGCCTTGGCAATGGCCCGGACGATACAGCAGTCGGTAGCGATGATATTACCGTTGAATAGTATCCGGTAGCTGCCCGATACGGACATTGTGGGAATAACCGCCTCTTCGATCCACTTCCACTTAGCCTCTATCCGGTCGGTGTTCCGGCATTCCTCATCCGTGTCGATATCGTCAATAAGGATCATGTCGGGACGGTAGTTCTTGTTACGTGTACCACGAGGGGACTGTCCCGCTCCAATGGCTCGAAAGGCGCAACCGCACCGTGTGACGAACTCCCCGATCTCCCAATTACCCAATACCTTTTGAACTCCGTAATCCTGAATGATACGCTGGTTCTCCTCGAAGTTGGCCATAAAGGGCAGAAGGAGCCGCTCGGCGTTGTCGGCAGAGTTGGAGATCAGCAATACGTTCTTCACCTCACCCGTAAGGGCAAGTTTGATGATCTCCATCATGGAACGGGCGGACTTGGCAAGCTCCCTCGACCACGCACGTACCTCGTACCATCGGCGATGGCTCATGATCCGGTTGGTGGCCGCCGTATGAAAAGGTGCGGGGGCACAGGTGTAGTACTGCGCAAAGTAGTATGCAAACCACGCTTCGTCATTCGCCTCCAGCCGTTTCTTTCGAGCCTCAATCTCAGCCGTGCTGTCCGTGTAATCCACGTGTGTAGACTCCTTGATAGCGGCTATCTGCTCGTTCCATAGCTCAAGAGCCGCCCTGTCTTTGGGTGTCAATCTCTTTACTGCCATGCCTTATGATAATTTGGATTTTACGAAAGCGTCCAAGATGGGCGCAAGTTCTTTGGTCTTCTCAAGGTCGAAGGTGCGCAACCACTTGAGCAGTCCCGACAATACCGATATAATATCGTCAAGCCCGACATCGCTTTCCATCTTCTTGATGGCGTTGGCTAATTTGGATATGGTGTCCGCTTCAGCAGCCGATGGAAAACGCTCCCCGTTCTCCCTATTACCAATTACCTCATTGAGTTCCGCTAACTGGCGGTACAGGTTCTTTAGCTGTTCCTCTTTGGTAATGGTAATGGAGACCTTGAGCATCTCCCAATTCTCGCTCTTGATCCACTTGCCGATGGTCACACGGGATGTGCCTACACGCTCGGCAATTTCAGCCTGTGTAAGGTTCTCTTTCGTGTAGAGTATTTTAGCTAACTCTTTCTTCTGCTCGTTCGTTATGTTTTTTGCCATTGCGTACTTCTATTTTAGTACAAAGTTGCTCTTAAATAGGTGTTTACGCAAATCGCAAAAGCATGATAACGCCCTGTTGCGGCATGATAAAACAGCATGGCGTTATGACGCTTTTTGAATTTGCAGAGGTGATTTAAACACCCCAACTTTGTGTTCAAATCAGATAAAAAGGCCAATAAAAGCATGAGACAATTTTTCAATATCATCCCGGCAAAAGACAGCTGTTGCATACTGATGTATGGCAATATCGGGGATTGGGCGGAAGTAACCAGTGGCGACATCGCACGGGAGTTGATCGAAGCCGAAGCACAGTATAAGAAGATCGATGTGCGCATTAACAGCAACGGCGGAGAGGTCTATGCGGGTATCGCCATCTTCAACGCTTTCCGTAACAGCAAGGCGGACATTACCATATATATAGATGGTATCGCCGCAAGTATGGCATCCGTCATCGCCCTGTGCGGTAAACCCGTCCACATGAGCAAGTATGCGAGGTTGATGTTGCACAGCGTGTCCGGTGGCGTGTATGGTAACAAAAAGGATATCCAAGAGTGCCTGTCGGAGATTGAGGGACTGGAAGATACATTGTGCGACATGTATGCCTCCCGCATCAATAAGAGCAAGGATGAGATAAAGGCGGCATACTTCGATGGCAAAGACCACTGGATCAAGGCACAGGAGGCTTTGGACTTGGGGTTGATTGACGGCATCTATGACGCTGATCCACTACCGGAAGAGAGTACTCCCGATGATATCTATCGGGCATTCAATAATCGGCTCAAAGAAGAGCCACAAAACAAAAACGATATGAAATTAGAAGATGTGAAAAAGAGAAAACGCTTTGCGGCGTGTGCATCGGACGAAGATGTACTTAAAGAGATTGATGCCCTTGAGTCGGAAGCTGCGAAAGTACCCACGCTTCAGGGCGAGAACAAAACCCTCAAGGATGAGAACGATGCCTACAAACAGGAGGCACAGGCACGAGAGACAGCCGAGAAAAAGGCTTTACTGGATGATGCGGAGAAAGACGGACGCATAGATGCCAAAACCCGTCCTACCTATCAGGCTCTATTGGATGCCGACCGTACAAATGGAGAGGCAGCACTCAAGGCACTTACCCCCAAGCGAAAAGTGATGGAAGACCTGCACTCGGTGGATCACGGGCTTGGCGACAGTGAAGAGTCACCTTGGAACAAACGAATGAATCAGATTTCAAACAACTTAAAAAAATAAGATAGTATGGCAATAGTAGTAAAAAATACCAATTACAGCGGTGAGGTTCTGGAAACCATCCTGACCCTTGCCTCTACGGGTAACGATATTGTAGAGAAAGGTCTCATTATGGTTATCCCCGGCGTGGAGAAGAGTATGTCGCTTCCCCGAATCAAAACGGGCAAGATGCTTCAGAAGCGAAAAGAAGATCCGGTAAAGACTGATTCAAAGGGCGACTTCAATTATGATGAGAAGAAACTCGACCCGGTTGACTTCATGGCGTTCACCGTGTTTAATCCCCGTGCCTTTGAGCAGATTTGGCGAAAATACCAGCCCAAGGGTAATCTCGTATTCAGAGAGCTTCCGCCTGAAGTGCAAAACAAACTCTTGGGCGAGTTGTCCAAGCAGGTGAAGTTCGAGTTGGGAGAGCATTACGTCAATGGCGAGTATGTAAAAGACGGAACGGATGACCAGCTGATGAACGGTATCATCACGCAGATGGCGAAGGACGATGACGTGATTGTAGTAAAACCAACGGCGGACGCTACGATGCTGGAAAAGTTGAAAGCCGTTCGTAAAGCTATTCCCAAGGCGATACGTAACAACCCCAACCTGCGCATCATCATGAGTATCGATGACTTCGATAAGTATGATGATGAACTTACCGCACGTGAGCACAAGAACTCAAGCGAAACAGATATCAACAGCAAGCGATACAAGGGCATTCCTATTGAAACCGTAACGGCTTGGCCTGATGATCTCATCGTAGCCACGCTTTGTTCGATGGGCGCAGACGGTAACTTCTTCGCAGCCGTCAATTTGCAGGATGATGAGGACGTGATCCAAATCGACAAACTGTCCAATGCGAGCGAACTCTACTTCTTCAAGCTATTGATGAAAGCCGACACCAACATCGCCTTTGGCGAAGAGTGTATTGTGCTCGACAGCCGCCAAACACCTCAATTTACCCCTGAAGCGGAGGGGTAATTTACCGGATAACCGATAGTACAAACCATATAAAAATTAAAAACAATGGAAACTAAAAAAGCAGAAGCAGTAAAAATCAAAGTGTTGAAACCTTTCCGTGACAAGTTCGACAAAAAAGTGCGCTACGAAGCCGGAGCAGAACTTGAGTTCGAGGCGGAGCGTGCCGAAGATGTGGTAACCCGTGAGTTGGCCGAATACGTAGAGCCTGTTGGATAATGGCCAAGTTAGAACGTTTGGTACTGCATTGTACTGCCACGCCCGAAGGTCGGGAGGTAACCTCTGCCGAAATCAGGGCGTGGCATACTAATCCGGTCAGCAAAGGCGGACGTGGATGGAAGCAGGTCGGTTATACCGACATGATACACTTGAATGGCAAGGTGGAGCGGCTCGTTGCGAACAACGAAGATGCGAATGTAGACCCTTGGGAGGTTACCAACGGTGCTGCCGGATTCAACTCCACATCCCGCCATGTGGTGTATGTCGGTGGGATGGACAGGCAAAACAAGAAAGCGGCCGACACACGCACTCCACAGCAACGGGAAAGCATGGAAAACTACGTGAAGGACTTTCACAGGCGTTATCCGGGTGTTCGTATTGTCGGACACAACGAGTTGGCGGCAAAAGCCTGTCCCTCGTTTGACGTTCAAAAGTGGCTCGAATCAATCGGAGTAAAACAATAAAAGCATAAGAACAATGAGCTGGGACATCATACAGAGTATTTTGCAGTGGCTTATTCCTGTCGGAGGTTTCGGCTCTGTTGTTGGCTGGTTTATCAACCGTACTGATAGAGAGTTGAAGCGAATCAGGGATAGCCACGATGCGTACAAGACCATGTACGAGGATTTATGTGAAACAGTAAAAGAAGATATCAATGAGAAAAAGAAACTGCGTACAATGGTTGGCCGGCTTGAGAGAGCCTTGTCGAAAATCTATGGTTGCCGCCATTATCCTAATTGCCCTGTCAATGTGGAGTTGCAGCACAACCAAGCAGATGGCACAGAGCCAAAGCAGAGAAGTAAAGGACAGTCTCGTAATAAAAGAAACACGGGAAGCGATTCCGGTGACAGTGCCGGAGTCGAAGGCGCAGCTGACGATCCGGGCGGAGAACCTCCGTAAACTGCCCGAAGGTGCTACTTATACCGAAAAGAAAGGGCAAGCCACCGTTGAAGTGAAATATGTCCCGGATAATCCGACCACCGGAGAGCCGGAATATATTATAGCCACATCGACCTGCGACAGTTTGCAACTATTATGTTGGAGGCAAGAGCGAGAGATGGTGCGTATTCGAAATGATACTGAAAAAGAAAAGATAGAGATAAAAGAAGATGCCGCCAAGCAAAAAAACAGATGCCTTACGATAGGCTTTATATGTGGTATTTGTGTGACTATGGTAATCAGGTTTCTGATAAACAAAGTGAAACGCTTCTTCTAAAACAAATTACAGAAACAATTTAAAAGACAAAGAGTATGGTTAATACAAATGTAACTTCGAAATATATGCGAGGTATCGCAGCCCTGAAGTTCAACGGTGACACCTTGGGATACGTCAAAAAAGGATCGTTCAAGTTGAACGGCAAAGAAGCGGAATACACGCCCATTGAGGCGGAACAAGTGCCTGACGGCCCGGTGGAGATTGTCCTTACCAAGAACGCAACAATTGAACCCACCTTCTCCCTGATTGAGCTGGAGTACGAAAGACTTCAAGCAACTATGGGCGGAAAAGTCATCAAGGATGGCGAGGGTGCGGATGCCAAGGTTATCGGGTGGGATGCACCTGTTGCGCTGGATGCGGTGATTGGCAATTTTGTGCTGGACTTCTACACGGGTCGCTCCATTCCGGTTCCCCGTGCCTTGCTGCTTGCATCGATCACAGGAGATGTGACTTTCGCCACGCCGACCGAGTTGTCGTGCAAGGTTCTTCCGATCAAGGATTTGACGGATGCTCAAAAGGCGACTTACGGTATTCGTGACACATCAGCAATAGCCGATGAGCCGCAAGGTTGAAATTGAGAGTGCCGATACCTTATTGGATATCGGCGTCTCTATTCCTCTGTTGTCAGTGCGATTCCCATTTACAAAAAAGAGGTTTACTAAAAGAGTCACCATGAGGCGACCCACAATGGGGAGTCTGATCCGAATCTTGAGGATTTATCTCCAGATGGGAATCCGGATTGATGAGATACCCAATCTCACGAAGGAGCAAGAGTTTGAGTTGATCGTTAATCACGGAAAAAAGGTCGCAGAGATCGTGATGCTCGCCATTCTGCGGGATGGTATCCGTGTTTGGTTGTTTGGTCGCCTACTTAAATGGATTTTGCTGTGGTTTGTGAGTGATGATCATTTGACCGCCATCAATGCCACATTCGCACCGCTCTATGCGACACGGTCTTTCGGGAATATTATCAGATCGGTAGAGGGTGCAAATCCCTTGACACCGAGAGTGAGCCAAGAAAAGAAGGGGAGTTAAAGACCGTTTACGAGCAGTCTCATAGCCCCTTTGGTTTTATATGGCAGATCGCATCCGAGACAGGTTGGAGTGTTGATTACATCCTGCACAAGGTAAACTATCAGACGCTTCTACTAATGATGATGGATGCGCCACGCTATGTAAAAAAGAGCCCGGATGACTCCGCCCCTCTGAGTGATGCAGAGGAAGAGGAACAAATGTTTAATTATTTTCAAAGTCAATTTTAATGAAACCAGTTGAAATAGAATTCCTGATAAAGAATGGCACGAAAGCCACTTTGGAGCAAATCACGACCGATCTGAATCAGGTTGGTCGTGATGGCTCTCAGAGCATCGGCGCTACTTCAACTGCGTTGGAAGATGCACAGCGTCAGGCGTTGATCTTATGTAGCGTCATGGAGCAGTTGGAGGGTAAGATCAAAGAGTTGCAATCCAACCCTGCCGACCTTGACCAAACGGAGAACATCGCTCAGATTGATGCCTTACAGAAGAAAGTGGAAGAACTCAAGCTGCACATCAAGCAGTTGGAAGAGGTGTCGGAAGATACTCAAGTGTTACCACCCTCTATGCCGATGGCGAAACGACAGTTTGACGGGCTACACTTCTCCATCCAGCAGATGGCTCGTGAGATGCCGACACTTGCAATGGGGCCGCAAATGTTCTTCCTTGCGATATCCAATAACCTGCCCATTTTCTCCGATGAATTGGCTCGTGCAAGGCGGGAGTATGCCGAGTTAATCAAGGCGGGACAAAAAGGCACTCCCGTATGGAAACAAGTAGTAAAATCATTGCTTTCGTGGCAAACTGCTATGACCACCGGAATCATGCTCCTTGTAATGTATGGGAATGAGATTGTTAAATCCATTTCCGACATGACGGGTTGGGGGGCTGCGAAGAGGGCGATGCGTGAAGAGATAGAGAAAAGTATCGAGATTGAGAAAGAGGCTATCGGCGTTGCCGCTAAAACTCGTTTTGAACTCATACAGACAATGAACTCTCTCCGCACCTTTAACGGAACGAAAGACGAAGAGCGACAAAAGATAGATGAACTGAACCGGAAGTACGGAGAGAGTTTCGGCTATTACCAGACCCTTGCGGGATGGTATGATACATTGACCCTGAAAGCCGAAGAATATACGCAGATGATGTTCCTGCAAGCCAAACAACAGTCCCTGCTTTCAAAATCAATTGAGGCGGAGCAACAAATAGAAGCGATACGAAAGAAAGGGAAAGAAGAGTACAGACCTTTTTGGGGTGACGGCGGTAAAGCCAATATGTTCTTAGGAGGTGACAACCTGAACCAATACGGTAGTGATCCGGCTGAGTTGGCTTGGAAAAAGGAGATGGCTAAACTGGAAGAGGAACGTGATACTTACCTGTCGGATATGGAGTTTTTCCGTCAGCGGGAAATTGAGATTGCAAAAGATAACAGCCTTGATCAGGTGATAGCCGGATCGGTAACCGATCTGGAAAACTCCATTGCCATTCGCCGCAAGGCACTTGGTGACATTACCAATAAAGAGGAATACGACAAAGCCCTTGCGGACATTGAAGCATTGGAAGCTCGTGTCCGCTCCATTACCGGAGCGAAAGACCCAAAATCGGATAAAGCCGCACAAGCGCAAAAGGAGTATGAGAACGCCCGCTTGTCCTCGATCAAAGATGCAAAGGAGGCAGAATTGGAGTTGGAACGTTCCGCCATCAAAGACAAAATCAAACTTATTGAGTTTGAGCGGGACGCACGCATCAAAGCCATTCAAGAAGAGAAAGCGGCATACCAAAAGAAATATGGCAAGAATGCCGACACATCGGGATTTGACAGGGAGATCACAGCCGTAGGTAAACAGGCTGACGCAGATATCGGGGAGCAGAACAAAGAAGACATCAAGGCAAGGTTAGTCGCCATGCAGGAGTATCTGAAAGAATACGGTACGTTCCAGCAGAAGAAATATGCGGTAGCTCAGGAGTACGCACTTAAGATAAAAGAGGCTCAAACCGATGGCGAGCGTTTGTCCCTTGAGAAGGAGTTGGCATCGTACAACTCCAACCTGCAAGTGGAAGACCTGAAGATGAATATCGACTGGGGGACGGTCTTCGGGGAGTTTGGCGGTATGTTCTCCGAAATGATCAAACCTGCACTTGAGGACGCTAAGAAGTACCTCCAAACCGACCAGTTCAAGAACTCGGACGAGGCGAGCAAGCAAGCACTCATTGAGGCTATCGCCAAAATGGAGAAGGCACTTGGTAGCTCCGGTACACTTAACTTTAAGAAGTTGGGCGAGGACATGCAGGTTTACCAAAATACCCTCATCGCCCTGAATGAGACCAAACAGCAAGAGATAGAGGCGATCGAGAAATTGAATGCTGCACAAAAGCAGTACGAAGAGGCATTAAAAGGCGGTTCTCAAACCGAGATAGAGGCAGCAGAGGCTAACCTAACCAGTGCTCAGGATAATGCAGATGCCGCATCTACCGCTGTGCAGACACTGACCACCACAGCGAATCAAGCACAACAGACCGTCACCGACACTGCGACCGCTCTTAAAGCGAGCATGGACAATGTAACACAAGGGCTGTCCAAGATTGCATCGGGTAGTTTAACCGGAGCATACGAGGGTTTACTCCAAGTAAGTAAAGGTGTCGGTGGTATCATGGAAAAATTTGCTGACAAGCTGGAATCAGTGCCTATCATCGGCTGGATCGTATCAATAATAGACCTGTTCAAAGATGGGTTAAGTCTTGTTGTTGGTGGGCTGTTAGACGCTATTTTCAACGCCGTGTCGGGTATCATCAGCGATATACTTTCAGGCGATTTATTTATTACCATTGGAGAGTCCATCTTAAAAGGAGTCGTTAATATCGTAAAGTCCATTGTTACTCTTGGCGGTGCATTAACTTTTTGGGGCAAAGAGAGCGATCCTGAACTGCAAGAGGATATTGATCGTTTAACCGCCTCCAACGAGCGGTTGGAACAGGCTCTGAACAGGTTATCCGACAAGATGGATGATGCCGCAACCAGTGAGGCCGCATCCGTGTACAAAGAGCAGTTGGATAATGTCAACAGCCGGGAGCAGAACACCAACGAAATGATGCGGCGTGAAGCCGGGGCGTGGACAAATTGGGGTTATGGATTTTTAGGCATGGGAGGTAAAAGTTCCAGCAACAAGTACATTAACGATAATATCAGTGGTTCAGAGTGGAGTGAGATCAGTAAAGTAGTCGGTCGCAATATCAGCAATGCCGGAGATTTTTGGGGGCTATCTTCTGAAGAGATGGCAAAAGTGGCGGAAGAGGCCGGTTGGATTTACGATAAGATCAAGGGGTATGCTGATGACGGACATAAGAATGCCGCTCAGTATATGGATCAATACATTGCCTATGCCAAGGAGCGTGAAGAACTGGAAAAGGCGTACTATGAAAAATTGACCGCCACCTCTTTTGATTCGGTAAGGGATGAGTTCAAGAATACCCTCTTGGATATGGAATCCGATACGGAGGACTTTGCGAACAACTTTGAGAAGATGATGCAAAACGCCATCATCGAATCAATGATGACCGAGAAGTACGACAAAAAACTGAAAGAGTGGTACAAGTCTTTTGGCAAAGCAATGGAAGATGGCGACATGTCTAAAAGTGAAAAAGATGCGTTACAGAACGACTATAACAATATAGTCAATGATGCACTTAAAGAAAGGGATGCACTCAAAGATATATTCGGTTGGGATAGCGAAGATGCTACCTCGCAGAAAGGGCGTTCCGGTTCTTTCGAGACCATGAGTCAGGATCAGGGCAATAAACTGGAAGGTCTGTTTACCGCCAATGAGATGCGTACTGCACGAATTGAAGAGACGGTTGAACGGGTCGATATGCAGATGTCCATCGCCGTGGGACACCTCGAAAAAATAGAAGAGAACACAGGCCGAAGTGCAGACTCTCTTGATGATCTGGTAGAAGAGATAAGAGCAATGATTAGAGATGGATTAAAGGTTAAATAACTATGGCAGATATACGAAGCGGACAGGTCTATGTCAACAATATAGATATATATAATGAGTTCGGTGCTTTCTTGAGTGAAGAGCGCAAGGGCGGCCTTGAGAACCTAAAATCCATCTACACGCCATCACCCACGAAAAAGCACGTTGCGGTAAACTTCAGGGAACGCACCGGAGAGAAGCACGCCAAGGAGTTGCTCGTTGTCAATGAGGCCAGGGATGTAACCCTTACCTTTTGTATCTATGCCCCGACCAAAGAGAAGTGGCTACAGCAGTACAATGACTTTATCTCATACCTTAAGCGGGGTGATAAAGGGTGGCTGGCGTTCCGGTTTCCGTCCATCAACTTGGAGTTGAAGATGTATTACCAATCATGTACCTCGTATGCCCCCCTGACCTATTTATGGAAGCAGGGTATGCAAGCGAGCCACTTTAAGATAAAGTTCCGAGAACCGGAGCCTGTATTGTAACACCGTTCAAATACCATTCGAATATGCTTTTAACACTATACGATAAGAGAAATAACCAAAAGATGGAGATAGCCCCATCCGATTCATCGACCCATAGCAAGGCGGTGCAGTCGGATAATGTGCTGTCGCTATCCTTTGTCTCTTATGAGTGTAAGACGCTTGAGGTAAATGACTACATAGATTTCTGTGGGGAGCGTTTCTGGGCGACAGACCGATACACCCCCAAACAGAAGTCATCCGTTGAGTGGGAATACAACATCAAACTGTACGGCATCGAGAGCCTGATCAAACGTTATCTGGTCGTGAAACTGGTAAATGGGGACAATGAGACGGAGTTCTCCTATACCGCCACAGCCTACGACCAAGTAACGCTCATCGTACAGAATATCAATGCAGGGATGGAGACCTCCGACTGGAAAGTCGGCGAGGTGGTAACCTCAGAATACTTGGTTGTCGATTACGAGGGTACATACTGTGACGAGGGTTTGAAGAAAGTGGCAGACCTTACGGGTGTCGAGTACTGGATCGAGGGTACTACCGTCAATGTGAGCCGATGTGAGCATAGCGAACGTATTACATTGGGATACGGTAATGGGCTGACCTCCCTGTACAGCGACAAGGCGGATAACGTGAAGTTCTTTACCCGCCTCTTCCCGATTGGCAGTACCCGTAATATCGCCTACGATACCTATGGGCATAGCCGTTTGCAACTGCCAAACGGAGTGAAGTACCTCGACCAAGACACCGATAAGTTCGGAGTGGTACATCATTACGAGAAAGAGGCGTTTGCCCATATCTACCCCCGCAGGATCGGTAAGGTCAGCAGTGTCCGGTCGGAAGTGGTAAAAGGCGAGGACGGCAAACCGTTCACTATCTATTATTTCAAAGATGACTCCCTGAACTTCAATCCCAACGACTACGAGATGAATGGTCTTGTCAAGATGGTTTCATTTCAGGACAACTCATCTTTAGCCGGGCGGGATTTTGAAGTCAATTACAACGCTAAGACCAAAGAGTTTGAGATCATCACCCAATGGCCTTATGACAACGACATCCAACTCCCCAACGAACAACTCCCACCCAAGAGGCTGGATGAGTACATTCTTTGGAACATCAAGATGCCCATCGAATACTATGCCCTTGCGGAGGCGGAATACAAGAAGGCGGTCGAGAAGTTTATGGCAGAGCAATATAACGATGTGTCAGTCTATAAAGCCCACACCGATTACATTGACATTGCCGAGCGTGGATTAAATCTTACCATCGGTCAGCGGGTGAGATTGGAGCATTCGCAGTATTTTGCCGAAGGGTATCGCAATAGCCGTATTACCAAAATCACCCGTAAAGTCGTTCGACCTACTGAAATGGACATTGAGGTCAGCGATGTCCTCTCCAAGGGTGCACTTGAGAAGGTAGATGACAATATCGCCGATGTAAGCAATTATACCAAGGTCGCCACCGGAGGTTTTCCGAATATCCTCAAGAGTTGGGACAATACCGCCCCGACCGATACCAACGTGTTCTCCTCCCGCAAAGCACTCAAGGAGTCGTTAAGCCGTCTGCGTGATGACATCGCCAAAGGTTTTATCTCCTTCTTGAAAGGAATCAGCCTTGGGGAGTACCTCCAAGGTGAACAAGGGGCAACGATAGATGCAGTGGGCAATGCGGAGTTCCAGACGGCTGTGATCCGGGAACTGCTGCGCAGCACTAAGTTTGTTGACGGGATGTTTGGCGAGGGCTTTCAACTTTGGATGGATAAACTGACCGGGTTATCCAACTTGACCATTGACAAAGTAACCATACGCCAATCACTGGTAGCGTTGGAACTGCTCATTGAGAAAGTGCGCAGCGTAGGTGGGCAGTTCATCGTGTCCGCCGCCAATGGAAAGATTAAAACGGTTGTTCGTGAGGGTAGTAACTACAGGATCACCTTTGAACAGGAGAATACCTTTCAAGCCCACGATTTAATGCGTTGTGCCACCTTTAGCGGTACAATCAAAGGGTACTGGGTAGAAGTAACAGAGAGTAATGCTCAAGGGGTTGTTGTGCCTGTATCCGAGTTTGGTGGCGGTGAGCCTGTGGCAGGTGATGATTGCGTGTTGATGGGAAATACAGAGAACCCCTTGCGTCAAAACCTGATTCTAATAGCTGCTACCGAAGACGGGCAACCTCGTATCGATATATTAGACGGTGTAAAGGCCAAGAATTTCACTGACTCCCTTAGGGTGCGCTTGGGTGCGCTTGACGGGATCAAGGATTCAGACTTCCCATTGGATAATCAACCGAGAGGACATGGCTTGTATGGGGACAATGTGTTCCTCAAGGGAACATTCATACTATCCACCGGAGAAGATATACTTACCCGCTTTAGTGTGGTAGAGGGTATGATACAATCCTCTGTCGAGGGGCTGCGGAAAGACTTTACCGAAGATAAGAGTTATCTTGACAACGCCTCGTTTGGTGACGGGCTTTCCAAATGGAATACAGAAAACAATGCCACTCTCTTCCGCTTTGGCGCAAAATGGCTGTGGGTAAATAACGCTCCCCTGTCGAATAAGACAGACTATGCCGCCATCAAGCAAGATGACGGGCGGACAACGGTATTTATCAAGAACAACTACATCAAGCAGAAGAATGCTGATTTGCGGTTCATACCGACTTACCTTGATACCAATAGCGATGGACAGAAGTTGGCAAGTGCCGTTTATCTCCTGTTCTTCTATCGGGTAAAAACCGCAGGGCGGCTGCGTATTGAGTTTGAGGGATTGAATCAAACAGGGTTCGAACCGTTCAACGCCTTTGGCTATGACGGATACCTTGAGGCAAGTGACGGATACAAGACCTTTGACTGTTCCGGCTTATGGAACGGAACGGGAGATTTCAAACTGTCATTTACTGGAGAGATTAACCTCTATATGCTGATCCTCTCTACCGACCGGGCAGAGGCTTTGGCTTATCGATATAAAACGTTTTTCGAGCAGAGCGAAAAGATGATCAAGATAGCGGCTGCAAATTTTGATAAGAACGGGAATGTACTGGAAGCATCCTCCATCATCACCACCGCCAAATACAACGAGTTGATTTCTCAACGGTTCAATGCCAATGGCACACTCAAGAACGTTTCCGGACTGGTTACATCTGCCGACTTTGCCAAACTGTTCTCACAGGCTATGGGCGAAAACGGTGTGGTCACTTCTGCGGACATAAAACTATTTATAACGAAAGACGATGCCGGAAAACTTATTTCCAATGCGACCATAACAGCTGACCAAATCAGGCTGGAGGGTATTGTTACTGCCAATGAAAACTTCAAAATACTGCAAGATGGCAGTATTGAAGCAAAAAACGCCAAGATAAAAGGATATCTATATTCCCCGTTTATAGAAATAAGGCAAAGTGATGCCATTCTTCAGGGTAATTCCGACTGGTGGAATACTGTATATCTTTTGAATACGCAATTATCCCTTGATATCACCTTTTGTACGGTGATTCTTCCTGTTTCCGAAGAGTATGCAGGTGCACGGGTACTTCTCATGGATTCTCATTTTATCATCACCAGAACTGCGACCCCACCCACCAGAATAAAAACGGCCAATGGCAGTAAGATTTTATCCGGTCTGTTTTGTGCGATGGGTGAAAAGAAACCGTGGTCTGCTGACTATATAGCTATTGATGCCGGAGTAGTGGAACTTATTTTGAAAAAAATGGCAAAATGGGACTATGATGGTCAAACTGTAATAGGTTATGAATACAACTGGGTGTTGATAAGTAATAGTTGCAGAAACCTTTCCCTTGATTCAGATTATTAAATATGAAGACAATAAATTTTAAAGAGTTTAGCATTTATACGAGCATTAGCCGGAATGGCCAATACGTAGCCGATGTAAGAGAGAGCGTAGCGAACATTCTCTACCTCAATGTGAGTGGTATCCGGGCGCACAGCCTTGCTTTGAAAATCTATCAAAGTGATGGATCAGCCGGATATACTGACGATGAGGTAAAGTTGATTCAGGAAGTGACGAACAAATACTGTTTGCCCAACTTCATTGACAGTTTGAATGATATAATTGATAACCAATAAAAAAGAATAATATGGCATTAACACCAGCAGACATTCAACAAGTGTTGAACGCAATCAAAGCAGACAGCCAGGGAATCGAGAATCTGCCTGTAGCTACTTCACTTAATGGTATCAAATCACTCCCGGCCACCAAAGGAACTGAGGTTGTCTCTGTCCCAATATCCCTACTTGGGGCGGTGGCGGAGACAGCTGCCGCCGGAGCCAATACAGCCAAGGATGCCGCCAACACAGCCGCATCGGGGGCAAATGCTGCCAAAACAGGAGCAATACAAGCTACCCAAGAGGCTAACTCCGCAACTCAGGCAGCCCAAGAAGCCGCAGAACTGGCAACGGCCGCCGCACAAGGATCAATCCGTAAGGTAACGTTGAAGGATAAAGATGGTGATATCAAGGAGGTTCTCACTCCCGATGTGAATGGTAATATCAATCTACTTGAGGGCAGTGGCGGTTCGGGTAGTGGTTTCTACAACGTAACGCAACTCCATCCACTTGCAAACGGGTACTACATAAAAGATAGTGCCATCGGAGCATTGCGTGGAGCAGGAATTGCCGATGAGGATAAACCCGGCATGATTATCACCTTTGAAATCTCGGCAGGAAATTGGGTTGACTACCGTTATGAGAGCCATTCTATTAGCAGCTTCTTAGAACCGACTGCATGGAAACGTTACGGAGGCGGCGATGCCATCAAGAAGGTAACCATCAACAGCGGTACATCGTCCGAGAGCTACCAAGCCGATGAGAATGGCGGCATCACGATCCCCATTGAAAAAGTAGTGGTAGACCCCACACTGGATGAGAACTCCACCAATCCGGTACAAAACAAAGCATTGACAGCTGCGCTCAAAGAGCTGTCCGGCAAATACGGTGCGGCACTGCAACTAAATGAAATTGGCGAGGGTTCGGACAAAACCTATTCGCTTTCACTTTTGGATGAGAACGGGAATGTACTCTCCACTTCCGACATGTTCACGGGAGGCGGTGGTGGCGGTTCTGTGGCCACCACCAAGATACAACTTACCCGTGTCACTGCCAACCCGACTGTAAAGATGGGCGATGAGGTTCGTTTGGTATTCAACTATGACCATATCGACACCGCTACTGGTGAGTCCACAGGTAACACCGGACATTACGAGGCAACTATCACGCACGGGGCGACCTCCAGCAAGGAGCAAGGGTTTATCGCAGCGGGAAGTAGCAACACGCTCAATATATCAAAGTATTTGGGTGTGGGGACAAACACGGTAAGAGTGCGTGTAACCGTTGGCGAAGGTGCGGAGATGCAGGTCTCGCAAATCTCATGGACGGTAACAGTCGTGCAACTCACCCTGACCAGTTCCTTTAACTACGCCACCTCCATCAGCCAAGGCGACACGGTAATGATCCCCTACGCCCTGAGCGGTTCGGGTATTAAAACCCTGCGTTGTTATGTGGACGGTACGGACACGGAACAAAGAGCCATCACCACCTCTACGGCTAACGGTTCGTTCAGTATCCTAACCTCCGCACTCGCTCACGGCTCGCATTCGGTGCAACTGGTGTGCGAATTGGAGTTGGCGAGTGGATCGACCATCAAGAGCAACAGCATCTACTTTGACCTTGCCGTGCGTGGGCGACTGGACTTAACGCCTGTCGTGGCTACCCGTTTTGACTATCCCGATGGAACGATCATCGCCAAGGGGAAAGTACCCTATATACCCGTCAAGCAATACGACAAATTCACGCTCAACTATGCGGTGTATAATCCCAGAGAGACCCCGACAGAAGTAAAAGTGTTCGAGGGCAGTAGTGTCGTGTCCTCGGCAAAAGTGCCGTTTACGGCTACCGGGCTATCACTCCGGGCTATGACCTTCGGAGAGCAGTCGTGCCGAATTGTGTGTGGTAATACCACCTATCATTACAAAATGCAGGTATCCAAATCCGAACTGAACCTTACCGAACCCACGGACAGCCTGCGGTTAAAACTCTCCGCACAGGGGCGCACCAACAGCGACACGAATAAAAACGAATGGAGTTTTAATGCCATTCGAACGGTATTCGAGGGATTCAAATGGGGCGGAGACGGGTGGATAGACAATGCGCTCCGGCTGTCTGATAATGCGAGGGCGACTATACAGTATCAACCGTTGGCACAGCCTGATCAGAACGCAAACAACGCATTTGCCTTTATGGTCAAGTTCAAGGTGTCGAATGTTACGGATGATGCGGCAGAGGTGATCCGCTGTGTCGATAGCGAGGGTACAGGCTTTATCATTACCACCCAAGAGGCACGTATGATGACCAAGGGCAAGAGTTCACTTGCCATGAAGATGGCGGCCGAGCAGACCTATGAGGTCGGTTTTGTATCGTACCCCAAAGCGGTCGCCAACTCTTCGGATCACGAGAAGTTGAACACGGAGATGGTGTACCTGTATATCAACGGCATCATGTCGGGGTGCGTCCAGAGAGGTACGTCCGACAACATTTACCAAACCACGCCCCAATACATCAAATTGGGGGCAAACGGAGCAACGACAGACGTGTACCTGGTCCGATCTTACGGGAGCTACCTGAGCGACTCCCAAATGCTGGACTGCTACATCATCGACCAAGAGAGTTCCGATACGATGTTCGACTACTACCACCGCAACAACATCATTGACGGCAACGGTAATATCTCGGTCGATAACGTACCGGACGATATGCGCTATGTGATTGTTACGGGAAAGGAAGCCAATGGTGTAGCGACACTCTTGCAAGCTGCCGTGATCAACAACAAATCGACCAAGTTCAATGTCGATGAGATCATGTGCATCAAACGCTCCGAGCCTGCGCTTAACTTCCGGCTTATCGGCGGATCAATTTCTTTGCAAGGTACATCCTCGCTCGCCTATCCGATCAAGAACTACCGCATTTACTTACGCAATGCCAATAAGGTAGACGGGCAACTCTACCTCGGTTGTGATTCCCAAGGGGTGGGCGGAGAACTTCAGGGCAAGGCTAAATACTCCTTCAAGTTGGAGAAGAACGGAAAGCGTCCCGCTCCGGTCAACTGTTTCTGTCTGAAAGCTGATTACGCAGAGTCATCCAGTTCGCATAACACAGGTATGGCCCGGCTTGCCAATGATATCCTTGTATCCGCCAATGAACTGACCCCCGTTCAAAAGTATGTATCTCCCTCGTTTGGCAACGATGTGCGCACAACGGTAGACGGAGAACCCTGCCTGTTGTTTTACCGGGAGACACTCGACTCCACCCCTGTGCTTATCGGCAAGTATAACTTCAACAACGATAAGAGTACGGAGGATGTTTTTGGATTTCTGAACATACCCGGCTACCATGATGGCGCATGGGTCAATGAAATTTTTGCGGGGAAGAATCCTACCGAGTGTTGGGAGTTCCTGAACAATGACTACCCTATGGGCAGTTTCCTTGACGCAGACTTTGACGCTCGTAACGACAAAGGCACGCCCAAGTGGATGGATGTTTTCGAGGCACGCTTCCCGGATGATGACGACCGCAATGCGGCCTTTGAAGACGGTAGTTTGCGTCCCACTTATCTTGAGGCGATTGTGAAGTGGGTTAAATCCACGCAGACCAACACGCCCAAATTCAAGGCAGAGCTATCTAACTACTTCGATGTAAACTACCTCTGCGACTACTACATGTTTACCGAAATATTCGGCTGTGTTGACCAACGTGTCAAAAACATGATGATGGGTGTCTGGTACAACCCCGACACCACCACGCACACAACGATGGGCAAGATGCGAGCCTATATGATCTTTTACGACTGCGACACCATACTCGGCGTGCGCAATGACGGACGCTTGAAATACGGTTGGGACATCAACGAGAACTCGACTGATCCCGAACTCTCCACCGAGAGCAAAACCGTTTACGCTTACGCCGGACACGACTCCCTTCTGTGGAAAAACCTGCGAACCGAGTTCCAAGCGGAACTTCAGGCAGCATACAGGCGCATCCGGGTCAAGATGTCCAACGATGCTATTTTTAATATGTTTGACAAGGAACAGTCCGCCAAGTTTTGCGAAAGAGTCTATAACTTGGACGCTCAATATAAATATGTGCGCCCCAAGACGCTTGGTGTTGATGTGGTAGTCGATGGCGTGACCACCCAAGCGAAGTACTCTTACCTCGAAGCGATGCAGGGCAGCCGTCAGGCGCACCGCAGATGGTGGGTCACCAACCGTATGCACCTTTTGGATGCACGCTACAGCACGGGGCAATATACCGCCACCGACATCACATGGAAAGGGAACTCAGCAGCCGGAGCCACCGTAAAAGCAACTCCCGCACGGGACTTCTACTTTGAACTCCGCCGTGAAGGTGATACGATGGTACACAGTGCTGTTTCCAAGAACACGCAGTGGAGCTATACCTACGGACAGACCGCCAATATCGGCACGATATTCCACCTGTTGGGAGGTATATTCATGAAGAGCCTGAACCTTTCGGAGTGGGGCGGTTTTACGGATGTGAGCATACCCACCTTGCCGATACTGGAGGAGTTGATCCTTGGAAAAGTAGGTAGCAGCTACACGCTGACCGAGCTTGTCATAGGCTCGAAATTGCCCATGCTCAAGCTGCTGGACATCCGTAACTACACAAAGCTCTCCACGCTTGACCTGTCGGGTTGCAACCGTATTGAAGAGGTAAACGCTTCGGGATGCGCAGCACTCTCAACCATCTCCTTTGTAGAGGGGTGTCCGCTTCGTAAACTCTACCTGCCGGCCAACTATCAAACTTTAACCCTGCGCTCTTTGAGTAACCTTACCAAGAGTAATATCATCTTCCAAAACAAGGGAAGCATCCGGGGCTTATGGATTGAGAACTGTGCCCAGATAGATGGCTTCGAAATGTTCAGGGAGTTGTTTAACCTTGGTAACCTGAAGTATGTCCGCTTGACCGGGCTTTCTCTTGAGGGTACTGGAAACGACCTCGCAGTATGGTATGATGCAGGTTTGGGAGGTATAGACACCGATGGTAACACGGTCGGAAAATGCAAGCTGATCGGGACGTATAAACTCACTAAATATCTTGATGATGCCACTTATGCCAAATATGTGACTCACTTTGACGAACTCAACATCCGCCAGCCTCAATATACGATGATTGAGTTTGATGATGCGGTAGCGGATGATAAGAACGTGAGCAACCTTGACAACAGCAGAGGGTATAAGTTCGGCAACGACTACCAGCCGAGCGCACACATATCAACCATTATGTCCAAGCGTTTCCGATGCTTGGGCAAGCAAGGCGTAGAGGGCAAAATGACCATCTACCCGTTGCACAACGAGAACTCGAACTACTATGCGGATGCGGTCAATATAGAGAATTGTACCCCCGCAAGATTGAACGCTACCGAGGGAGATGCTTTCGTGTTTGAACCGAGGTATTGGTATAAAGGCATCAATGACTTTCTGAATAAGAAGCACTACTCTTGTTACTCAACGAATACCGATATGCCGGATCGCCCAACGGCTACGGTAATCACTTATGATGAATTGGCAGCGCAGAAAGGCATAACCAAAGGTTATAAACTCATGGCTAACAAACCTGATATTGCCTCCTCCCTTTCGGCAGATAGCAAATATACGGTAGCGGTGGTTGATGTGTCCGGATTCAAAAAGGTTCGCTTCCCGACAGCTGCATATACATTGGTCGCCAGTGGCATCTTTGTGGATAACGATGGTCAGATACTGGAGAGCCTCCTTATCAGCACCCTCGAATTGAAGTTTGAGAATGGGATGTACCTGATTGCAAATATCCCTCAAGGTGCAACCAAGCTACATTTTACTATCCACAATGATGCGGAATTCGATTGTGTTGTACTTTCCAATAGCGATCGAATTGAAGATATGGAGCCGGACTGGTGTCTGCACGATGAGTGCCTGATCGGTTTGTTCGAGAGTTCGATCGTTGACAGCAAATTGCGCAGCTGCATCACCGGAGGGGCAAGTGTGGCGAGTTTGTCATGGACAGATTTCAATTACTACTCCGCCCAGCGTAAAATGCAGCAAATTGACTATGAGATGCACAAGCACATCGCCAACCTATTCTTTGTCGCCTATGGGCGTAGGGACAGCCAAGCCCAGTGTGGTGCTGGTTCTCATACATATTCCCGTATTGTTGGCGGCACTGCCCAGTATGGAATGACCGACACGATCGGCTTTGATGCGGCCAAAGCGATCGACAATACCCTCACTCCTGCGTTGGTCGATGGTATCAATCCGCAGTATTCGTGGTATAAGGCTTTTGTCGATGGTCGTGAAACCATTATCCGCATCAATAACAGTTGTTGCCTTGGTTATGAAGATATTTACGGGGATAAGTACGAGATGATGGACAATGTGAGTTTGCCCAATGATTCGGGCAACGCCTATAAATGGCTTATCACCATGCCTGACGGCTCGCAACGAAAAGTGAAAGGTTCGCAAGTATCCGACAATTTCATAACGGCAGTGGCACACGGAAAGTTTATGGATGTCATTCCGGTCGGAACGGCTGTCGGAAGTTCATCCACTTACTATTGTGATAAGTTTTATGTGTCCGGCTCTGTGTCCCGTGTGGTTTTTCGCTCGTAC